GCAATTCCTGGTACTGATACTGTCCTGGCAGATCCTGCCATAGTAACTGTTCTTTCATTAAATCCTCCAACTATATATTGAGAACCTGTATTAATTGTATTAGTTGAAATTCCTGCAATATTAGTAGCAACTAATCCTGTAAAATTATAATTTCCTTTTGTAATAGTATCATTAATTATTATATTACTAGTTGCTGTAAGTCTATTTGCTAATTCCACAGTAAAAGTACTATTCATAACTCCACCAGAACTTCCTGCATTTAATGATAGTGACATTAATTTTTGATTAGATGTAACTTTTACTTGATGAGAATATCCTGCAGCACTGCTTATTAATCGTGGGGTAACTATACTAGGACTAATACTTGTATCATATACAGCTATTTCTATACTACTTGGAGCTATACTTGCTATATTTATAATAGCACTCTTTGAAGTTGGAGCTTGATTAGATGTTTTTTTAACTGTAACAATGTAATTTGGAGTATCTACATTATAACCACTTCAAGTGGTAGATACATTTTGAGAAGCTATAAATGAATTTATTAATGACGTAGATCCACCAATATTTAATTGATTTGCTCCATTTGTTTGTATAGTACCATATGTAGCTGTATAAGCACCTAAATTTGCTGCATTAAGTAAAGATAGCCCAACTGATGCTCCTTTAGTTAGAGATATAGCTGTAGCTCCCGTTAAATTATAGTCTATATTAAATAAGCCTAACTGAGGATAAGTATTATTAAGATACATTGCATTAACTCCATTTGTAGGATTTACACTATTAGAATAAAATTTACTACTAACTGCATTATCAGATCTTGTTATTGAAACAACAACACCATATAACTCAGAATCTATTGGTGCTGCTGCAGCTGTCACTTGTACAGTATGAGATCCTGTATACCCTAAACTCAAATCAATATAAGATGTAGCTTTAAATCCACCTTCTCCATAAATAGTTATTTCTTTTAGTGTTTTATTACTATCTTTAACATCATAATTTATAGTTATATTAACAAAGTCACCTTCTTTTAATTCTGTTTGATTTGTTGGATAATTACCAAAAGTAATACCAGTAATCTCAGGTAAAACATCTGTAGATACTTTTATTTTCTTACTACTTCCCTCATTACTATAAAAAGTTACATAATTATAAGTTGTGCTACCATCTATTAAATTAATATGATAAGTTTTTAAATAAGTAGGTCTATCCCCTTGTTTACTAAGAGCGCCTAAACTAAATATTACAGATGGATCTCCAGTATCATTACTTAATTGATAAGTTAAACTAGGTTGTAAAGTTTTGTTTCCGGATAAAGCCATTACTGTAAAATTTAAATCTCTTGAAGTTACTTTAACTTCAGTAATATCTTCATTACTATCATTAGCTGTTACTATATTTACATTTTGACCAGCAACAAACGGAGCTACAGACATTACAAATATCCCTCCTCCAGAAGACGAGCTTTTGCCAAGTGGTTCTCATGTTGCTTCCCCTGCAACGTTATTTAAAACATATGTTGTACTATTTGTTGTATTATATATAATTTTTCCTATTTCAGCTAATGTTGCAGCTGGATTAGATGCATATTTATGAATTACTGCATTTTGTAATTCGTTGTTATTTAGATCTATATCTACTAAATAATTTCTTTTTGCCATTTTATTTTTTAGTTTAAATCAGCATATCCTTCAATAGGAGCTGAAAATGTTATTGTTAAGTTGTTATTGTCTGTATAAACCACTTGTCCTTCAATTAAAAAACCATCTCTGTTAGTTACCACTACAGCTGGTTTTTTATTTAAGTTATGCTCTATTATTCACACACTTCTTGCTATATCTGAACTGTATACAAAATTTGAATTTGGTGTATTTAAATTATAAATAGTTTTTTCATAATTTAAAACTTCTCCATCTGAATTAACTTTTGGCACTAATAGAACTATAGCGTCAAAATTATCTGTCATAGTAACAGTTATTCCAAAATATGGATACTCTCCTATATCTTGAGCAAAATAAATGCCAGGATATTTGTTATTTGCCCTAATCGCCTCTAAATAAGGATTTGTAGTTTTAGTAGCAACTCCTCTAAATCCTACTACATGTGATCCCGTATTTGTAGTAGTATTATTATATAAATAAATTAAACTATTACTTATAGTATTTATTAAAGTCCTATAATCATCTTTTTGATAATAATCTGGAGATGTATTAAATCTAATCATTACTTCACTAAGATTTCGTAAGAGATCTTGTAAAGTCTTTGTTTGAGGTATATTATCTATATTATCTGGAAAAACACTACCATCTCCTGGAAGTACAATAGGTATACTCTCTACATTTTCATAAGATGGAAGTATGTCATTATTACTAGGAGAGTTATCATTTAAAGATACTTCTGTTTGTAATAAATTATCATGTACTGGAATTTCAATATCTGTCAATAAAATACTCTTTCTTGGAGCATCACTTGGAACAATTGAACTCCCTAATAGAGTATCTGATGTTAATATTTGTACGTCTGTTAAAAGAATATTTGACATTATGTTATGTTATTATAAATCCTACTGCATCATTTTTAGTTACAACTCCATTTGTATCATAAACTCTTTGCCAAGTATATAATGTTTGTGGTGTATTTACATTTTTATAAAAACTATTAGTTTGTGTATGATGCATTATTATTTCTGAATTATTTCTAATTATTTTCTTTCTAAAATTTTGCAAATATAATTGATTTATCTGGGATTCTCCCATTCAATTAGCTCAATCATATACTTCATCAACTATAACAAGTAACATTAAATCTCTAATTAAAATTGGATTTTTTTTTGCTAAGTATTGTAGTCGTGTTGTGTATCTTTGCATTGTTTCTAATATACTTAGTTTTATATCATTCATATTATTTACAATTACAATTATTGATTGTTCTTAAATCATTTCTATCATCTACTGCACAATTTGAAAAATTATTATATAATATATTATAAAACATTTTAGCTTCTTCAAATTTTTCTAATCTCATTGCTTTTAAATGTCCATATAAGAACATATAATTTTGAGTAAGTAGTTGATAGTCAGTTTGTTTTATACAGTCAACATTCATATTCAATATATTGTCTAATAAATAAGTGTACACACTATTCATATCAGAACAAATAGAAATAACATTATCTAATTCTGGTAATCCTGATACTGGGTCAGTAACTACTACAGCAACTCCAAATTCTACTTGAAACATTCCTGTTCCTCCTAAAGCAGTTATTGCTATTCTCATTACATGTTTAGTGGCTGTAGGATTAGATTCAAATAGATTTGATGCATTTATAGTAGTCTCTACAACATTTGGATTATATCTTTTTATAGAAAGTGTATTAAACTTATAGCCTAATGGACATTCCACACTAAACTCAAGATATTTACTATCTGGAGATATTCTTAATAAATTTATTTGTATCATTTTTATATTATTAAATAAAGTATTACACCTATTATTATTCTAAACGCTAAATCTTTCCATCCAAACTTAGCGCCTTGCCATCTATTGCTATTGCAACAGAATAAACTAAATCATCCACACCAACTTTAGATAATGGTGTTGAAGCTCTTGCTGAATTCTCTGCTTTTCTCATTATGATAAAATTTTAGCTGATGTAAACTCTATTGTACTTTTTAATCTATATATTAAATTTGGTTGACATTCTACATATGATTGTAATCCTGCTGGAGAACATGTAAAATCATTATTAACAGAGTCATACCAATTTATGGCGTCAAGACTATGCTGAATTACTACACTTCCATTAGAATCTAATAAACATTCTATTGTTATTAACTGATCTTCTGTTTCTATTTTAAAGGGTGGAGAGTAATATACTCCTGTGTCTAAAGTAAAGTCTTCACTATTGTATGTTAGAATCATTTTGGTCTTGTTTTGTTATTTTAGCAGCTAATCCTAATGTAGCACAAGCTACAATAACATATCCTGCAATTGTGAATACTAATTGTGGAACTCCATATGCTTGTAAATCAAACATTTTATCAGCACCTAAAACTGATACTGCACTTGTTCCTATTGTAATTGCTAATGTATTTACTTTTTTTCAAAAAATTGGAGTTTCTCCTTTTCATCTTGCAAGTAAACTAGTAAATGTTATTTTATTTAATTCTTTTTCTGACATATTAATTATTTCTTATTTCATCATTACGTTGATTATTATCCAAAAGTTGTGCTCCTTCTAATTGCACTCTTTCTCTTTCAAATTCAAGTTTGCCTTCATTATAAGCACTTTCTGCTTTAGCTTTAAACCATTCTAATTCTTTTTCAAATGATAATCTATCTTTTTCAAGTTTAACTTTTTCTGCATTTAATTGTTCAACTGTTTTTTGTAGTTTTTGAGCTTCAGTAGTTGTTTGTTTAAGTTGTTTATCCAATTCTTGAACTTGTTGGGAAAGTTTTCCAAGTTGATCTGCTTCTTTACGTTTTTTATTTAATGAAGCACTAACATCCTCTTTCATTCTAGTAAGACTTTTTGAAGTCATCATTTCTAAAATAATATCTGGCTCTACCATACCACCTTTAACAAATTCCATTGTTAATTGTTTAATCTCTGTTTGCTCTTGAATTACATCAGTACTATCTGATATATTTAAATCATAATCAGTAAACGTGTAATGTTCTGGGAGAGATGTAAATATTTTATTAAGTTTATCTCCTAAAACTAATGTGCCAGAAATTCCTTTTTTATAAACTATTTTAGATATATTAATAATATCAATTAACATATCCCTAGTCATTAAATCCATTAACTGATAATACTGTTTAGTAATATATGATGAATTTTTAACTCCTACCTGTACATTTGTAACTGCATCTCTCTGTTCAATTCCTCCAAGTTTTTCTCTAAATACTCCAGTTATAGATGAACATGTTTCTTCAATATTTTGCAATACTAGATTTAATGCTTGAATTGCTTCTCCTTTAACTGTATCATCATATCCATTAAAAGCTGTATTAACTTGTACTCCTTCTTGCGAAGAGTCAAATGGTGCAACACCAGATTTCTTGTAGGCTTTAAATTTCATTAATCTTTCAGCTGTGTCATGTCCTAAAAACTTTGGTAAGTGAGCTAGATCAACTCAATCTCCAGAACCCCCAGACTCTGCTAATAAATTATCTCTATAAAAATGGACAATATCATATTTATCCTGTAAGTTAGCAGTTGCTAATATTAATGAAAAAGGATCTCCATTTCGATCAGAATAGAATATTCCATTTACAGATAAAGTACAATCACTTGGTGTATCCATACTTCTAATAATATTTTTAGATAACCCAATTGGAATATAGATATTTGTTCCAATACGAACTCCTTCATATCTATTCATTATATATTTACCATTATCTCCTTTTTCTGTTTTAATTCATTCTACTTCATAAGTAGGAAATAATCTAAAATGTTTAGATGTAGCTCGTTCAAATGGTAAAAGTGGTGTTATTTCAAATCCACCTAATATACCATCACTAACTGTTCCATTAGTGACTGTATCAAAACTTCTAATGTATGTAGTTGTGGAACCATCTGATGTCCAGTCTTTAAGTATTTCTAATTGTTCTAAATCTTCTTTACTTAAAATATCTCCATACCTAGAAAGTATTTGGTCTTTTGTAAGATACTCTCTTACTACAGCTCTAGCAGAGTCTTTTAAATATGGTGATCCTGGATTTCTATCAATAAAAGTATTTATTGGATTTAGTACTCTTAGATTGACACTTTCCTTTGATTGGGTTTCAAGGACTTTATAATATCCAGTACCACTTATCAATAAATCTGTAATAAAGGTCTTACGTTTGTTTAAAAAGTCTATCTGACGTGATTGCATAGAATGGTCGACAATATTTTGACCCGCAATTTCATATTCAGAAATGAAGTTTTTATCAATTTCCTCAATTAAACTTTTAATTTGACTTTCAATACTTTTATCTACTGCTTGAGGTTTTCCTTCTAAAGCTGCATATATAGAATTATTTAAATGAGAGCGTAATTCTTTTATAACTTCCTGTTGAATTTTTAATTGCTTATCTCTATGTATATTAGAGATTGTTTTTTTATCCTTACAAGATATTCTAGGATTTAAAGGAGTAGAAAGGTATTCTCCAATTAATACATCAACATGTTTCTTAACTAATGGAATAAATTCAATAGAGCTTGGTGTTCCAATACCATAATTTTCTTCTAAGTGTCGAAACTGTTCAGGATCTCGTTTTCCATGATAATAATTGTATGCTTTAATTAATGATGTTTTTTCATAGACCAATTCATTAATTGTTCTATCTATCATTTCAATTATTTCAGTTGTTTTTTTATTCATCTCTTGATGCATCTGTTCTATTTATTTGATAATAAAAATTTCTAATATAATTTTTAGTTCGTAACTCAGTATATATTAAATCCAAGAATACATCTTCATCATCTATATCTGTAGCCAATGTAGTTGGCATCATATAAGATGGTATGCCTATTTTAAATTTATATCCTGGATTTAATTTCTCAACCGATATATATCCAACATAGTCTGCTTTATATCATGTCTTTATATATTCCAGAATTTTAGTTACTAATTCTGTTTCACTCATAATTATTGTTTTATTTGTGTAATAGGAGGAACTCAGTATTTATTATGGTCTAAAGACGTATCTCTATATAATCATTCTTCTTTCTTAGGAGTTCTACCTTTTATATCATCTCCTTCAGTTGGAATTTCTCCATAATGTTTATAGCCTTTGTTATCTTTATACCATCCAACGTGTTTAAATACCTTATCTTCTGCTTCTCTAGCAATAGGTATTTTAACTGAAAGTTCTTCATCACCTAACTCACACCGTTTTGTTATCGTAAAGGCTTTTTATCCCTTACTTCTGGAGGTTTCCCTCTTTCCACCATTCGTGGTAATATTGATTTAATCATCAATCAGCTCAGCATATATTTTCACCCTCTTTTAATAGTAGGGTGTCCCGCACTCTTGGATACATTATTGCTCTCTTATCGCTCAGTATCTATGCGTTACGGTGGTCAGCGATTATCTGACTTACCTCGGTATTAACATAATAATTAAATTTTTCAAACTTGCGTTTTAAATAAAAATTAGAATTGTCATATAAAAAAATGAAATATTTTTTCAACCTCTTTTTTAGATGCTGTACACATTCTGTGCATATCATCTCTTTTCAAATAGTTATAATTTAAATTGATGTCATATTTTTTAAAAAATAATATCATTTCATTAATAATAGTAATAGTTTTAGAATCAACTTGAAAACCTAACATATAAGCTTGCATTTCAGTTTGAATATTCTTAAAAAAATCATGACGTATATCTCTTTTACTAGTTGCATTTTTATAGAGTGGATATTCTCTTTCTATTATTTCTATTTGTTCTTTTATATTTTAATTCATAATTTTTATCAATAACATGATTTAAAATTTTATTATCTAAGTCTTCACCGATTTTGCGGAATTGTTTGCCTTTATATTACTATAAAGCGGGACATGTGAAAGTCTATCCCCATTGCAGCTACAATATCAAAGTCTTTTTTAGTTGCATCAGAATAATTTAATAACTGATCTATCATCTCTTTAAATGATATTGTCGGACAATAATCTAATACAAAATCATAAAGTAACTCTCTATAATGTTTAATTGTTTTATCAGTTGCAGGAGCTCCATACATATTACTATTCCCTTTAGTTACATCAGGCATTGTTGAACGCGGTCTTTTCATTAGTAAATGAATAAACTTCTTATCTCTAAAGTATGTTAATATTGCAGTTCTTGTTGACTCTAATACAGCTTGACAACCATAGTAAGTTAAAAGTTTTGCTGCATTTTCATAAGCTTCCCTAATATCACGAGGTCTATCTTTGTACATTGCAACATACTGTGGTTCGGATTGACCAAATACTCTTTTTTTAATTACAATACAAAAATCTGATAGTCTTTTAGCCTCAGCCGAGTCTTTAACTGCTGCTGAATCATTACTACCAATATCAATAGAGTCAATTCCACCAACATATAAATTTTTATAGCTAGTACCTTCTTCAGATATTAACGGATGCTCTAAAATTTGTATCTTTCCTTCCTCTTCTTGTCTTCATTTTACACCATTTAATCTATCATCTCCGTCTTTTTTCCATACTAAACTGCCTTTCCTAGGGAGAGTAACTGTTTTATAAATTTCAATTTCTGCTGATTGTTCTGCTAATTCTTCTCTAGGAAATATATTATCCCCTTGTTGAATTAAAGCTTCCTCAATGGTGTAACAATATTCAGCTTTATAAATTAATAATCCACTAGGGTCATTTGCTTTCTTAGCTCGAATAGTATTATAATAATTAATTGCATCATTTGCATTTGTTCATCCACGTTTATCAACTAGTTTAACTGTATCATCAGTAACCACTCTATAAGCAGGAATAAACATTGCAGATAATATATACTTACCATCCGGAGTATAATTATGTCTAAAAGGTAATACATTGTAAGCTTCTGGATTGTTAGTCATATGCCTAATACCAGATAATGCAGGTCCAGAGTCTCCTCCAGTTCCCCAAGCTATTCTTGTACCAATGCGTCTACCTCCCATTACAGTAATCAATGCCTCTCCTTGCAGATATTTCTTTTGAAAATGTTTATCTGAACCAGCTTCTTCATAAAATAACCGCTCAACACGGTCACCCCTAATTTTTTGTGGTTCATCAGCTACAATACCTTCAATTTCACTAAGATGTCCAAATTCTTCACCACGTTTATCTTTCATTGAAGCTCGTTTATGAGTGGCTGTATTAATAACCATTCTTAAACGTTTAAATGCAGTTTCAGTTTCTTTATTTAAGTAGTCTAATTGTGCCCAAATTTTAGATAATAAAGGTTTTAAAAACTTTTCAGTTGCAGCAGATGCCATAACCCTATAGTTTTTTGTTGTTGTATATGGTCGTGCACATAAGGATGCTGCTATTTCAGAGAATCCAAGTCCACGAGCTTTTAACATTCCTAAATCATGTTTAGTTAACTCACATATTTCTAAATAATGAAAGTATTCATATTGAAAAACATAAAATGTAGGGAAAGATATATGTCTACCACCTCCTGTTTTATCTCCATCATTAGAAGTCTTTAATCTATAAAAATTTAATCAGAAGTAATTATCCCCTGTTATCGTATAACCATTAATAGTATACCCCATCTCACAACGTCTCTTCTGTTCTTTTCAATAAAGACGTTGTGAATGACTTCCTGGTGAGCAATTACTATAACTATTTGTTTTTAATTTACTAATAGCAGCTTCTCTAAATCAATCTGGATTAAAATCTAACCCCATAGTATCATTAATAGGTCGATACCTTGAGATATAATAAGATTTTAATGGATCAAAGAATTCAATTTTATCATTAGGACCATAATCCCATGTAATTCCATCTATAATTTCCATAATTAATCTTGGTCGAACATACCTGCTTCAGCATCACCACGTAATCCAGCTGCAGGATCTAATTCTTTTTTAACTTGAATTTCTAAATCTTTTAAAGATATAATTAAGTCCTTACATCCTTTAATTTCTGCAATAACATCTTTATTTTTAAAGATAGGTTTGCCAGAAACTGGGTCTCTTTCACTCAAATCAGTGTTATTAAATTGATCTATAACTGCTCTCACTGCATTTTGTGCAGATTTGAGCATTTGTATAGACAAGTTTGAATTTTGAATTTCATCATAAACTCTACAAGCACTTCTAAAAACTTCATCATCAAATTCTTCTAATGTCATTTCAGAATCTTTAAATGCTTCCGAGTGTTTTTGTTGGTCTGAATAAGAAAAATATGGCGAATCCCAATCAAAAAATAAATAAATATATTTTAATTCTTTAAACGCCAATTGTTTTTTCTTTCCAGTTTTATCAGTTTTTGTTATATTTCTTTTTGGTTCTAGTAAACCTTGAATCTCCCTTACTAATAAGATCGCTTCATCATCTAATTCTACATTACCATTATCCTTATCATATCGAAAATACTTCATACTTTATTTCTTTTTTATCAATTTCTTTTTGACTTTTCCACCACAAGCTTCTGATGGCACTCCTTTTATGTAATCTTTTTTGTAATCTTTTTTGTCTTTTGATTTAAGCGGAACAATTTCTGCATTAACTTTTAAAGATTTAGGTTTCATACGTTCTTGAGCTGCATTATTATCTCTTTTTTTATTAAAAGCAATTTCTTCTTTAGATTTAACCCAGTCTCTAGGATTCATACTTTTATTTCCAGTTCCAGATTTAGTTCAAGTTTCTCCTCCTTCTTGTTTCTTTTGAATATTTCCTCCTTTTTTATAAAATGCTTGTGCTGCTGTCCCTGTTATTTGAGAAGATTCTGTAGTGGGTCTACTAAATCCCTGTCTAGCTTTTATAAATGGAACATGATCATCAACACTACCTCTAGCTTTTAATGTCTCTCTATTTTGCATGTAAGCATTATATGCAGCTTCTGTTTTCTTTCCCCATTTACCATCAATTGTACCTACATTAAAACCTTCTGCTTTTAATTTTTTCTGTCATTCTTGTACTTTTGTGTTTACAGGAGCTTTCTCTCCTTTAGAAGACAAGTAATTTTTCTTTGTAGTTGATTGTGTAGAAGTTGTACTTGTTGAAGGTATTTCAGAATGTTCTAAAATTGGATTAAAAGTGTCATCTGTAGGTTTAACTTGTTGAGGAGATTTATTTTTACCAGGAATGTGTGTATAACTTCTTGGAGCTATTGGGCTTATATAATTAGTAACTTTAGGAGTAACTGTTGTCCTATTAATTAATTTTTTAAATTCATTCTCAGCGGCAGTTGCCTTTGCTTGTGTGTTATAAGCAATCTTGTTTCTTCCTATGTTAGCTATAAACATCCCTTTCGGAGCCTTAACAATTCCACCAATCTTATGATATTGAAGAGTACCTCCTCCACAACATTTACAAACTTTACCTCCGGCTTCCATTTCACAACCACATTTACATTTCTTTTTTACAGATTTTCCTTTTTTTAATTTTTCCATATAATTTAATTTAGCTCCTTTTTTAGCGTATTGAGGTTCTTCACTTTGTTGTTCTTGAACAGCTTTCAAATACTGCATAGTTGTTTCTTCCGGATTTGTTTCTAAGGAATCGACCCATTCCTCTGGAAGAGAATCGTATAGATCTTCTAATTGTGCATTAACTTGTTCATCATTTAAATCAAATTGATCTTCATATTTTTTGTTAACTGCTGTAGCAAAAATACTGAACAACCCTGATTTCTTTGAACTTCAATCTTGTTTTGCCATGTAAGTAAAGTTTGTGTTAGGTTATAATTTTATTAAATCTTTAGTGTTAAAAACACTCTCTTGTAATTCTCTTGTTGTTGTAAATCATTTACATAAAAATCCTTGAAAATAATCATTCTTTGTTGTGTTAGTTGAAAAAGTTTTAGTTACTTTTTTAGCTATGAACATAACAGGTTTATTTGGGATATCTTGTCTTATTGTAACAGTATCTCCTGGAAGGAAGTACTGTTTGTTATATTCTTTATATTCATTTTCCATAATTCTATTTTTTAAATCGTTCTTTTAATCCTTCATTTATCAGTACCATAATTCCTTGTTCATGTCCTAATAGGAAACCTTTATTCATAAATGGAACTGGTTTTGTTGTTGCAATATGAAAAAATATTTCATCACCAACTTGAACATCTGTACATTTACTACCTACTTCTAATACTAATCCACATACTATCTCTGATTTTAATTTTTCCATTTCTCCATTATCTGGATTGGAAAATTCTCCATTTGTAAGTTGCAGACCTCCCTCTGAAACAAAGTTCATATAAGGGTTTTCATTGTAAGGTTGAATAAGGATATTAAATCCTAGTGGCATAATTTCTTTTGTCATTGTCATAATCATTGTCATTTTAATTTGTTATAATTGCACATCCATTAGTTAAGATCAGGGATGCTACTGATACTGCATTTTCTAAAGCGATTTTTGTTACTAAGAACGGATCTACTATACCCATTTCATACATATCTCCTACTTGTTGTGTCTTAAAATTAACTCCACTCCAATGTGTACCCCAAACTAATGGTTTATTTATTTCTGAGGAAGCTAATAATAAATTAAACGGAGTTACTAGTACTTGTTTAAGGTATTTTAATGTACTTATTGAACTTGCATTATACAATGCTATTCCACCACCAGGTAATATACCTTCTGACATTGCAGCCTTAACTGCACAAATAGCATCATCTAAACGATCTTTCTTTTCTTGTATTTCTACTTGTGAATAACCTCCAACATGAATTGTAGCTATACCACCTATATAATTTGCTAATCTTTTTTTAGCAAAGTTAATTTCAAACTCGCTAAGAGTTTTTGAACTAACTGTTTCTTTTAAATTTTCAATTTCTAAATCAATTACTTCTTGATTTGATCTTCCGCCAATAATAGTAGTAGTATCTTTTGACACTATAACTTTATCACAGAACATATCTTCACCTAGTATATTTTCAATGTCATTTAATAGATTGTCTCTATAAATACCATGACCAGGACAAGGAATACAGCATGATTTTAAATTTCCTGAATCTTTATTTATAACTAATGTTCTAACTATTGTAGAATCAATTTTTGGTGCTATAATTAATAAAGATTTTTTTAGCTTAATAGCTTTCTCGCAGGCAGGAGTAATTTCTTTTACATCATTTAGAGGGGATCTAAATATTGCAACGTATGTATTTTCTAATTCACAAATTCCCTTAGGAGAATTGATAAAGAAAGGTGATAAATAACCACTCTCAACTTTTGTTCCTTGAGAGAAACTAACAGAGTTATTTACATCCTGTGAATCTTCTACATTAACCACTCCATCTTTTGTAACTTTAAAGTATGTTTCTGCAACTAATTTTCCTAATTCTTCATCATTATTAGTTGATACAGTTGCTACTTTAATTAAATCTTCTAAATTGTCTATTGTTTTCTTATTCTTTTCTAAATAAGATACAACTTCTTTTACTTCTAAATCTAAAGCTCTGGCTACAGTTATTGGATTATCTTTGCAATCTTTTAAACTATTTACTAAAGCTTGCGCTATTATGGACGCGGTTGTAGTACCGTCACCCACGTCAGTTGCTGTCTTTGTAGCTATTCCTTTAATAAGTTCCACTCCGGAATCTATAAAAGGATTATCACTTGCTACATATTTAGCTACTGTAGCACCGTCTTTTGTAATATAAAGGCCACTTGTTCCTTTAATTATTACGTTTTTACCATTAGGACCAAATGTAGTTTTCACTGCATTTCCTATTAGGTTAACTCCTTCTATTAAGGAGTTTTTTGCATCATCATTGAATAAAATATTCGTCATTATCATTTATTATTTATTACCATTTATTTTCTGGACATGTAGCTTCTTTAACTCTTGTCTTACTTTGTAATACACATCCACATATCTTACACATTTCCCCGAGTAATCCTTCTTTTATATTAGAACATTTTCTACATATATTAATCCTATATGTAAATAAATCTACTTCTTTATTTGTCAAGTTATTATAAAAACCTGTAGCAATTTGTCCTAACATAGCTTACCACCTAATAAGATTATAACTTAAGCCAACCCCAATATAAGGGGATAAAAATACCACTCCATTATTAGTTGATATTCCATAACCTACATGTACTCCTAAACCAAACAATTTTGGTTTTTGTAAAGAGTTGTAAGCTGTTAAATCTATAATACTACCTTTAATATCAGTTACATTTACATATGGATTAGAAGAGCTGACAGAAAGACTTAATTTATTATCTTCTTTTTTCTTGTTAATAACTAAATCCATATAAATTTTATCTGCTTTAATTGCACTAGTAACTACCTCTGTTCCGTCTTTCTTATTAGTTACATCAACATCCCAACGTAATTCTCTAAATTTATTTATTTTACTAAATGGATAAGATTTTGTAGAATCATTTATTACTACTATTGGACCATGTTGTAATCTTTCTAAACTATCCACTAACATATCAATAGTGATATTTAATTTATTAATCTCAATTAAATTACGTTTATCTTTACTAGATAACTTATTAATTTCTTGAGTTAATTCACTATTTGATTTTTTTAAATCATTAATATCCATAACTAATAAAGATTTACTCTTTACAGTCTCATTTAATTTATTTTTTGTAGTCTTTAAACTATCTGTTAAAGCAATTATGTTAATTTCCTTTATTTTTATAATAGAATGTTGATTAACATTTGCAGTTATAGACATGCCTAAAATAACTACTATTAATATATTAAAATACCATTTTTTTACGAAGAGCTTTATTTTGTTCATTTTCTAATTGTTTTTTATGAAATGCTAACATTCTTTCTACATCATCTTTTAGATATTCACATTCATGGTTGTTAACATTACCATCATGATCATAGTGTATTATATATAATCCTTTAAGAAATAAATCAAAATTTAATTTATTTGCTAACCAAAAATACAAAGATAATTGTAATGAATAATGCATAAAATTACAATCATCAATATTATTTAATGGGTATTTCATTTTAGTAGATTGCTTAGTTGTTGGATTAAAATAAGATTTTTTATCTAATTTCTTATTCGTCTTAAAATCGACAATTATTACTCCGCCATCATGGTCTACAATTAGTAAATCTACTTGTCCTGCAACTCTTAATTTACCATCATCTGATATTCTATATAATAATATCTCTGGATATATATTTCCCGGAATTAGTTCTTTTGTATCAGAATTAAATCTAAATTTACCAGGTATTTTGTCATCTAATCCTAACACCTTCATATTAGTTTCAGCTTTAGATGTCATTAGATTTTCTAAATTCTTATGAATTGTTGTTCCTCTAAAACAGGATGTTTCCCGTTCATCATCATAAGATTTACGTATTTCAGTAGCACAATCTTCCAAATCACATTCTTCAATATTAAAAGATTTAGTCCATACATGATTGTAAACTTTATTAGCTAACAACGCTTTCTTAGCTTCTGATGCCGGACCTCTTTTCTCTGGTGTTTTTGCTGTTCCTTTTTTAATAACTGGCCCATCAAAAGCATCTTGACCAACTAATTTTTGTAGAGCTTTATATCTACTCCAAAATTCTGCATCAAATTCCTGTGCAAAACTATGTATAATAGTTGTAACAGATGCAAAATTTGGTTCTTGCCCTTTCTCAAAGTATTTATGAAATTCATCATTAAAACATACCCTATTATCAAAAGACTGCTTATCTATACTTAATTTACTGTAATCTATCTTTTCCTTTTCTCCATTAACATTACTCATAATCATTTTTTATTTTTTTATACCTTATTAGTTTACTCTATTTTAAGTTTAGCTAATTTCTTATCTCTTCGTTTCTTTCTAGATTCCATTATTTTTTCGTACTCCATACGAGTATTACATAATGTGCCTTTACACTTTTCATATTCTCTATCAGCTATTATTTCTTCTAATTGTACATTTAATAATGATATTTGCTCTTTTAAAGATATAGTTGTAATTTCATACTTTAATTTCATATCTTTTATTTCTTTTACAAGAGCAGCATTTTCACTAACTAACAGTTCTCGAAATGCTATTGTAGCCTCAATATCTTCTTTATATTTCTGAGAATATAAAAAATCTGTTTCAGCCTGTAATTTATTGGTTTCTGCTTTACTCTTATTTCTTCCAGCAATCCAACCTATTATACCAATCGCTACTGGCACTCCGTAATCTTTTAATATGGGAATATAATCCATTTATTTTTATCTTTCTTATTTTCGAGTTTATTTTTTCATATTTTTCATTACCATTTATATTTTGCAAAGATAATGATTTTTATAATAATAAAATATATAAATTATAAAAAATTCTGATATTAATTTTTAATCATTAGTTCTTGTAAATTTTATAATGTTTTTTAAGAAAAAACAATAAATAATCATTTAACATGTTTATTAAACATTATTACTTATTAATTATAAATGTTATATATTTTTAATCATTTATTATAACTACATTTGTATAGTATTATAAATATTATAGTAATACTCTTAATATTGAAATATATAATCAATTAATTATTATTTATCATCTATTAAAAATAAACTAATTATGGCTTGCAAAGCAAAAGCAAAACCACCTAAAAAAGACACTGCTCCTAAGAAAAAATAATTCTAGGAAAAGTTAAGAAAGGAGATTACATCTTTTTATGATTTTTATGATTTAAACTATTGTATTAATTAAACAAACAATTTATGGGAGACCGAAAAATAAAAGGTACTAAACAAACATTTGAAGGAGCTAAAGAAAACAAAGTTATTAAAACAGTGCACATCAAACCAGTTAAATTTTTAACAGAGAATCAGCACTTGCTTCACGAATCAATTATTAACAAAGAAATTACAATTACAAGTGGGCTGGCTGGATCAGGAAAAACATATCTAGCACTATCAACAGCTCTCCAATTACTTGGCAATAAGTACCAAAAAATTATACTTGTAAAATCAGTTACTACTTTACCATCAGAAGAAATAGGATTTCTTAAAGGTGGATTAGCTGATAAGATGGAACCTTTTATGATGTCCTATGTGGGCAACTTAAATAAATTATGTGGAGAAAGAGTTACAGAAGAACTCTTCAAATCTAAAGCTGTTGAGATTTTACCATTAGCTTACATTCGTGGATTATCTATTGATAATGCTGTTGTTATTGTTGATGAAACTCAAAATATAGATGCACATACATTTAAAACTATTATTACTAGAATTGGTATGAACTCAAAATATATTTTTATGGGTGATGTTGACCAAGTAGATAGAAAAGATAAAGATACTTCATGTTTAGCAACTGTGTTAAACATATTTAAAGACAGTGAAGTAGTAGGAACAGTAGAATTTACAGAAGATGACTGTGTTAGAAATCCTTTAATCCCTAAGATTTTGGACAAGTTAAAACAATTTGGAATATAAAAAAATGAAAGTAAATATAGATAAATTATTAAATGGAGGGGTTCATAAGTTACAGACAGCTTGAAGTCCTATAGTTAAAAAGAATGATTATAGCTTTTTCCCAGAGCAATACA